ACCGCCCTGACCGATGCTAACTGGATCGCAAACCCACTCAGCCGGGGTAAGTTTTCCAGCGGTGACGGGTCGACCACGTTTCGTATGCCGGACCTCAACGGCAAGTACTCAGACGGCTTGACCCCGGCAGCCTTCTTGCGGGGCTACGGATTCCGTTCGGCTGGTGAAGCGGGCTTGATGCAGGTTGATAACTTTCAGGGCTTCAGGATGCGTACCGCCGTCAACGGCGGTACGGCAAACGCAGCAAACCTTAACCCATATTTCGGCGGCGATACTGCAACCATGGGGCAGCTTGCTGGCGCCAACGGCGTGGCTGCGGGCTACTCTACCTACGCCACTGGATTCGTAACCGATGGAACAAACGGAACCCCTCGTATCGGCCTTGAAACCCGCCCATTCAGTTCATCGGTTATCTGGTGCTGCATCGGCGGGACAACGGCGGTCAACCCTGGCACGGTCGATATCGCCGCAACGGCTGCGCAAGTTGCCGCGCAGGCTTCGCAAATTCAGAATCTGCAAGCTAATGCTCAGTCGACAATCGTTTACCCAAATGGGGGCACCGCGGCTACCCCGGCTCTTGCTCAGGTAAACAGCCGATACCTCGTCGCGAATCCCTACCCCGGTTTTTTCGTTGCCTGCTACGTGCAAATTCAGATATCCGGTAACTGGGGCAACCCCGAATTTGTTGGGACCGGGACCGGCTCATCTATCGGGGTTCGAGCGAACCTGTTCGGTGCCAACATCGTAGTCCAGACCGGGACCGGGTTTATAGGCACCTCGAGCAACCAGACAGGTGACCCGTTTGGGATTTCGGGGGCAAATACCGCCCCATCCCCGATTCGCGTTATCGTAGTTAAAACAGGGCTTGCGCTATGAAAGTTTTTGCGAGAATTGGCTTCAATGACCAAACTATTATTGAGACTGAAGACCTTCCCGAAGGGTTCGCGGACGGCATGATAGAAATGGTTGGTCCCAGGCCGGACGGGGAATTTTCAAGCCTCTACGTGGCGCTTGAAGACGGAACTTGGGGTGTTTCTGAAACCTTGAGGTGGGGAAAACTGGCCCTCATCGAAGATGCTTGGCGAGCAATCGAGATGCCTATCGCCCGCGAAAACGTCACAGCCATCGAATTCGGAGACGACCAAATCCCCGGCACCGCCGCCGATTGGAAAGCCTACTGGCTCGCACTGCGAGCGTGGACCGAAAGCGCCGAGGGCTACCCTGATTCAACCCACCGGCCACTCAAGCCAGCCTGATACACCGCCACCCGCCATCGAGCGGGTTTATTTTTGCCTGAGGAAATACCATGCCGATCACGGCCGATATCCAGACCCTGGAGCCTGGCGCGTGGGTGGAGCTTTTTGAGCTCGACGCCACCGTCCTTGGCGCCGAGCTTTACCGCTTCCACGGCTACCCCCAGCAGGCCTCGATCTTCTGGCAAGGCAACGAGTATTCACCCTGGCCGATCAAGGCTGAGGGGTTTGAGATGACCGGGCAGGGTGCCCAGCCGACTCCAACGCTTTCTGTCGGCAACGTTGGCGGGTTTATCACGGCGCTGGTGTTGTACTTCGAGGACTTGGTCGGGTCGAAGCTGATCCGCCATCGAACCCTGGGCAAGTACCTGGATGGCCAGCCCGAGGCCGACCCTGATGAAGAGCTGCCGCCCGACATCTGGTACGTCGAGCGCAAGTCGGCCGAGAACAACGAAACCGTGCAGTTCGAACTGGCCACGGCCTTGGACTTCGCGGGTGTCCAGCTCCCGCGCCGGCAGATCGTGGCCAACGTCTGCTGGTGGTTGAGCTGCGGCGGTTACCGCGGGCCGTACTGCGGCTACAACGGGCCGCCCGTGGCTGATGAGAACGACGTCATTGTCACGGATGCAGCCAAGGACAAATGCGGTGGACATTTACACAGCTGCGAACTGCGGCATGGCAAGAACAACCCACTGCCTTTCGGTTCATTCCCGGCCGCGGGCCTGCTTCGGAGCTGACCATGAACAAAGCAAATAGAGCAGCAATCGAACAGCATGCCATGGTCGAGTATCCCAAGGAGTGTTGCGGGCTTCTGGTGCGAGAAGGGCGCAAGGAGGTCTATGTGCCTTGCCGCAACACCGCGTCCACGCCGAGTGAACACTTCCGTCTGGCGCCCGAGGACTATGCAGCCGCCGAGGACCGCGGCCGGGTGCTCGCTGTCGTGCATAGCCACCCCGACTATCCAGCGGCCCCAAGTGAGGCTGATCGCGTCTCCTGCGAGGCCTCAGGCCTGCCCTGGCACATCCTGGAAGTCCGAAAGGGTGACGATGGTGAGCTGCGCCCCGGCGAGTTGGTCAGCTTCACGCCCGAGGGGTACGAGGCACCTTTGATTGGCCGCAAGTTTGCCCACGGCGTGCACGACTGCCTGAGCATCATCCTCGACTTCTACGGGCGTGAGATGGGCATCGAGCTGGGCGATTACGAGCGGGAGGATGGCTGGTGGGACAAAGGCGGCAACCTCTACCTAGAGAATCTGCCAGCGGCCGGATTCGAGAAGGTCTCAACCCTGGAACATGGCGACATTGTGCTGATGCAGATCCGGTCTCCAGTGCCGAACCACGCCGGGATCTACCTGGCCGACGGTGTGCTGAAGACCGAGCCCGAGCACTTCCCGGCGCCTGGGTCGATCCTCCACCACCTCTATGGTCGGGACAGCAAACGCGACACGTATGGCGGGTACTGGGGGGAGGTGACGGTCAGCTATTGGCGGCACACAAACGTTTCTTTATAGCTGGCCCACGGAATAGATGGGGAATCCATCCTTTGGCTGGGCGGTTGTGGCTCAACTTCGACTGATCCCCGACCCCGAACCTCCGGGTTTTTGCGCTTCCTGCTGATGATGGTAGATTGCCGAGATCAACCCGGAGGATGCCATGAAGACACTTTTTCTAATTGCGGCGCTCGTCATAGCGCCATTTTGTACAGCTCTTGCGAAAGACCCGGGCCAGTGCAAGAAGATTTCGGAACTCGCCGGGGATGCAATGAAAAGTAGGCAGGATGGTGAGCTCTTGGAAAATGCCATCTCGGCGGTTGGAGATGGAAGCAAGTTCTCTGAAGGCATGGTCATGAAGGCATACCAGGTTAGGGTGTTCGCGGACCAGGCGGAAAAGAAAGCCGCTATAGCCGAATTCAAGAATGGCGCTTACCGAGAGTGTTATGAAGCTCACAACTAGAAACTAACTGGTCACGGACCCGCCTAGAGCGGGTTTTTTATTGCCCGGAGAATTTATGTCGCGGACTGTTGAAAAAATGCAAACCGTTCTGCTGTCTGGCTCGCTGGCTCAACAGTTCGGCCGGCGCCACAGGATGACTACAGGCACAGGCTGGCGGGACATCATGGGCTACTTCAGACAGTTTCCCGGATTTGAAAAGTACATTCTTGAGAGTTCAAGCAAGGGTTTACGTTTTGCGATATTCAACGGCAGGGAGAACCTTTCCGAGGGCGACTTCGAAAAGCCTACAGGCCGTGATGTGATCCGGATCGTGCCTGTCATCTCTGGGTCGAAACGGGCTGGCCTTCTGCAGACGATTGTTGGCGTGGTGCTGATCGCTGCCTCATATGTTACCGGCGGTGCAACATTGGGACCTGGCCTTGCCTTGGTCGCCGGCGGCGTGATCCAGATGCTCAGCCCTCAAGCAAAAGGCCTGGGCACCCAGGACAGCCCCAACAACCGACCCAGCTACAGCTTTAACGGCCCGGTGAACACCAGCGTCCAGGGCAACCCAGTCCCATTGCTTTACGGTCGAATGATCGTCGGCAGCGCGGTGATCAGCGCCGGGATTTACTCCGAAGACCAGATGTAGCTCGAACCCCAGCCAGCAGGCCCGCCATGAGCGGGTTTTTTTTCGTCTGAAGGAAAGCCATGACCACCAAGAAAATCACCGGCCGCAAGGGCGGCGAGTCGAAGCCGCGCCCCTCTGTTGAGGCACCCGATAGCCTGCAAAGCACTGCCTACGCGCGCATCCTGGACCTGGTGAGCGAGGGGGAGATCCGCGGCCTTGCCAGTGGCATGCGCTCCGTATTCCTCGACGAGACTCCGCTCTCGAACGCTGATGGCGGGATCAACTTCAGCGGCGTGACGTTGGATGCGCGCACGGGCAGCCAGGATCAGCTGCATATCCCCGGCTTCCCGGCCGTGGAGAGCGAGGTCAGCGTCGGTGTCGAGCTGCGTTATGGCCAGCCCTGGGTGCGCGCGGTCACCAACCTTCAGCTTTCTGCCGTGCGCATTCGCCTTTCGGTGCCGCGCCTGGCCCAGACGAACACCAGCAATGGCGACACCAACGGCTACACCGTCCAATACCTGATCGAGGTGGCCACTGACGGCGGCGCATATGTTCCGGTTTTGACCTCGGCCTTCAGCGGCAAGACCTCGACCAAGTACGAGCGATCGCACCGTGTTGATCTGCCGCCGGCGGCATCGGGCTGGCAGGTGCGTGTAACTCGCCAGACGCAGAACTCGACAAGTAGCGCAATTGCCGACACCACCAACATCGACGCAATCACCGAGGTCATCGATGCCAAGCTGCGTTACCCCGGGTCGGCCATCATTGGCCTGCAGTTCGATGCCTCGCAGTTCCAGTCGATCCCTACACGCTCGTTCGACCTGTACGGCCGGATCATCAAGGTCCCGAGCAACTACGACGCCGAGAATCGGATCTACACCGGGGTGTGGGATGGCAGTTTCAAGACCGCATGGACGGACAACCCGGCCTGGATCTTCTACGACCTGCTGCTGCACTTCCGCTATGGCCTGGGCCACCTGCTGAACGCCGGCCAGGTCGACAAGTGGGAGCTGTACCGGATCGGCCAGTACTGTGATCAGCCGGTCCCGGACGGAAAGGGTGGTACCGAGCCGCGATTCACATGCAACCTGTTCTTGTCGGTTCGCGCCGACGCCCTGAAGGTGCTGCAGGACCTGGCCACTACGTTTCGTGGCATGGCCTACTGGGCGGCGGGCTCTGTTATGGCCGTGGCCGACATCCCCGAAGACCCGGTCTACACCTATTCGAACGCCAACGTCATTGAAGGCAAGTTCGGCTATTTTGGGTCGGCGAAGAAGAGCCGCTACACAGTGGCCCTGGTGAGCTGGAACGACCCGACGGACTTCTACCGGCAGAAGGTCGAGTATGTCGATGATCAAGCCGGTATCACCCGGTACGGCATCCAGCAGACCGAGATCACTGCCACTGGCTGCACATCGCAGGCCCAGGCCCAGCGCGTGGGCAAATGGGCGCTGCTGACTAACCGCCTGGAGACGGAGAGCGTCGGCTTCTCCGTGGGCCTCGACGGTACCCTGGCGCGCCCCGGGCAGATCATCCGCATCGCTGACAACGATCGGGCCGGCCGGCGCATCGGCGGTCGCCTGCGCTCGTCCACGATCAACACGCTGGTGCTCGACGCAGACGTGAAGGCGTACCCGGGCGACACCATCACGATCATCATGCCCAGCGGCAAAGCTGTATCGCGCGTCATCAAGTCGTCGGGCTATCCGTTGACCTGGGACAGCAGCGGCATCAAATGGGACAACGGCAGCATCACCTTTGACACCACGGGCTTTCCGGCCGAGGTCCAGCAGGTGGTACTAGCCGAGGACTTGGACGACCTGCCGCCCCAGCATTCGATGTGGGCGATTGACTCGGCCACCTTGGCCACGCAGTTGTTCCGTGTGATGTCTGTGGCTGAGGACTTCTCCGACACCGATATCAAGTTCACCATAACCGCGGTGCGCCACAACGCGAGCAAGTTCGGCGCCATCGACAACGGTACGCGCATCGAGCGTCCGCCAGTGACGGTGATCCCTCCGAGCGTCCAGCGCCCGCCGACGAACGTCACGGTCAGCAATGACCACTTTGTGGATCAGGGCAGCGCAATCAGCGTGATGACCATCGCCTGGGAGAAGCCAGAGGCCGCGATCGCGTACGAGGTCTACTGGCGCAAGAACGACGGTGACTGGATCTTCGCCGGCCGCACCGGCACCACGTCCATTGATGTGAGCGGTATCTACGCCGGTCGCTACGTGGCGAAGGTGCGGGCCATCAACTCGCTCGATATTGGCTCAGTGTTCGCCACTTCGGTTGAAACTGTGCTGAACGGCAAGACCACGCCGCCGCCGGTGCCGTCCTCGTTCACCGCGGAGTCGATCGTGTTCGGCATCAAGCTGAAGTGGGGTATTCCGGCCGGGCTCAGCACGGCCGACCTTCAACGGACTGAGATCTGGTACAGCCAGACCAACCAGGTCGGCACGGCGATAAAGTTCGGTGATTACGCTTATCCGCAGACAGACCTGACGATCATGGGGCTGGCCGCCGGCGTGCAGTTCTTCTTCTGGGCCCGCCTGGTCGATCGTATCGGCAACGAGGGGGCATTTTTCGGGCCGGTCACCGGGCAGTCGTCGTCGGACGCTAGCCCGATCCTGGATTACCTCAACGACCAGATCACCGAGACCCAGTTAAGCCAGCACCTGCTGGAGAAAATCGACTCGGGCGGTGGTGCGTCGGTGGAGGTTGAAGAGCTGAAGACCGAACTGGCAGCGATGTACACGATCAAGACCCAGCTCACTGTCGACAATAAGCCTTACCTGGCCGGCATAGGGGTCGGCGTGGAGAACGACGAGGGGATCATCACCAGCCAGGTGCTGATCGCTGCAAGCCGGTTCGCCATCATCGATCCCAATACCACCGACGTGTTCTACCCGTTTGTGGTGCAGAACAACGCGGCGTATATCAAGTCGGCGTTCATCGAAAACGGATCGATTACCAACGCCAAAATCGGCGATTACATCCAGTCGGACGACTTCATTGAAGAGCAGCGTGGCTGGAAATTATGGAAAACCGGGAAGATTGAATTCAACGGGCCGGTGGAGGGGGGAGGCCGGCTTTCAGTTAATAACCAGTTGGTTCAGGTTTTCAATGCTGCTGGAACTCTGAAAGTTAGACTTGGCATATGGGGGTAGGTCATGCCGGCAGGATTTCAGTCTTTTAATAACGATGGGTCTATAAAAACCGATATCACAACACGGTTTTTTAGGATGCTTGGCACTATTTCGACAGGATCAACCAGTGGAAGCCGTACTGATGAAAGCCTGGCCCTAGGGGAGGCTTTTTTCTATCAGTCTTCAATTGCTGACGGCTCGGGCAACGGGATATTTGGGCCGAGCGTAACGTTGTCAGGGATAACCATTTCCTGGACGTTTTCCGTACCCGGACAACAGCCTACCACCATTTTTTACGGGGTCTTCTGATGCGGGCTGGACTTCAAGTATTTAACGAGCTTAATACCATACAGATAGACGACCGTTTTTCGTCGTATACGCTTTCTGAGAAAGTTACCCTTACCTCATCCCGTATTCTTGGAAGTAGTAATAGCTACGACGGTATTCTTTACACCGTTGTTGGCTTGGATACGGTAGTTGCCGTGCAGTGTAAAACTGGCAGTACTCTTACAAGACTGCAAACAATGACTTCGGGCAGCTGGAGAATCGGGATAGCCACCCAAGGGCGGGGTCAAACAGTGACTCTTTTCCTCTTCCGGCCCGGAATCCAGATGCAGTCGACTGAAGGCCTCCAAGTATTTAACGATGACGGGGAACTGGTTTTTGATGCAAACGCAAATAACCTTTCTGGTGAAAGGCTTATAGATTTAAAGGTAGGCCAGCCGGGACAAACCTACCCCCTAACTCCAGGGCGTGAGTATGCGGTTATCTACTCCCAATGGGGCGGACGAATAACCACGATTTGGGGGCCTGGCGGGGGCGGTCCAGCTGCATGGGAAGGGTTTATTTTTCGATATGGGCCGGTTGTAGTGCCGTCTACCGGCGCTATTAGCGTTTCAGCTGTACTCAGGTACGCACAAATCTCCATGTTTTCCAACGGAGCAAGGCCGCCAGATGGCGATGCTTACTACCTTGGCGGCCCGATCTTGGTCGCGGACGTGACCGGCCTGTAATCAAAACCTGTTCCGAGATTTTTAGCCCCGCCATCGAGCGGGTTTATTTTTGCCTGAGGAAACACCATGCCGATCACACAGCAGCAGTTGCTGCAGATCCTTCCCCAAGCCCGCCAAGTCGCGGGCTTTTTTGTGCCTGCGCTGAATGCAGCGATGACACGTTTCAAGATCAACTCCCCGGTGCGCATGGCGGCCTTCATCGCCCAGGTCGGGCATGAGTCTGGCCAGTTGACCCGAATGGTCGAGAACCTGAACTACAGCGCCGATCGGCTCCAGGCCGTCTGGCCGAATCGCTTCGACGCCGCCCTGGCCGCGCAGCTGGCACGCAAGCCTGAGCAGATCGCGAACATCGCGTACGGCGGCCGAATGGGTAACACGTTGCCTGGCGACGGCTGGAAGTATCGAGGCCGGGGTCTGATCCAGTTGACCGGTGCGAACAACTACCGCGCCGCCGGCGCCGCCCTGGGCCTGGACCTGGTGAATCACCCTGAACTGGTGGAGCAGCCTGAGACTGCCACCCTGGTTGCCGGTTGGTTTTGGCTGTCGAACGGCCTCAATGAACTGGCCGACTCCGGGCAGTTCGCCAAGATCACCCGGGTGATCAACGGCGGATTGGCCGGCCAGGCTGATCGGTTGGCCCTGCGTGACCTGGCCGCGAAGGTGCTGGCATGAACGCCCTGGCACTTAAGGTTGGAGGCATTGCCCTGGCGGCCCTGCTGTTTCTGGGCGTGGTGTTCGGCGCGCTGTACGTCGCATATGGCCACGGCAAGTCGGTCAAAGATGCCGAGTGGCAGTCACGATGGAATGCCCGTGATGCTGGAGACAAACAGGCCTGGGCCTTGGCCGAGGTCGCCGAGCGTGAAAAGGAACAGACCCGGCAAAACGCAATCAACAAGGTGGTTCAAGATGGCCAACAGATTATCGACCAAGCAACTGCTGATGCTGCTTCCGCTCGCGCTGCTGCTGGGAGCCTGCAGCGGTCAGTCGACGACCTTGCCGGCCGTCTCGCAGCCCAGGCCGGCGGCCATTCCTGCACTGCCGCCACAAGCGCGGCAGCTTCCCGCGCCGTCCTGGTGCTTGCCGACGTGTTCAAGCGCGCTGATGAAAGAGCGGGAGACCTGGCGGCAGATGCTGATCAAAGCCGGAGCAGGGGAGTGACGTGCCAGCAGGCCTATGACGGTGTCGCCAGGTGTTCGATCAGTTCCGGCCCGTGATTCCTGACGTTGCCGACGGCGGTGCTGACCTTGAACCACTCGAAGACCTCCGCTGGCTCGCCCTGGTGCAAAGCCATCTGTTCAGCGTGCTCCTTGGGCGTGGCCCGGTCCAACCATTCCCGGGCCAGGTCCGGCGTCAGCACCACAGGGCGCCGGTCATGGATGTCCACCATGCCGCCGGCGCTGTCGGCGTGGTTCATGCAGCCCGTCGAGCCCAACTTGACCCAGCGCATGCTCAACGGACTATATCCATCACCGATGAGGGGAATAAGGCATTCTAACGAGATAGGGGGCAGAACTGTATGCGTCAACTCTCAGTACGACCCACGAATATGCAGACAAGGACAACCGCACAACTATTGATAGATAGCCATAATGACACCTGTTCCTTTAAATTCGCCAGCTTCTAAGTCGGGTATGCTGGTGAGCAAAGTTGAGGTTACTTGAACAACGGTTGGCGTTGTCCCGCCTTTGAGAGAGTAGCCATTGGCCAAGTTTGTCCCGTTGATACTTAAACTGGCTCGCAACGTACCTGCTCGCCCTAGGTCAATCTCACTCGGCCCTACCAATGTAATGCGGACGTCAACTGGCTTATTACATAGTAGGGTCATGTTGCCGTATGCCTTTGCGTTGTTAACCGCGTCTGAGCTCAAGTTTGTATAATAAAAATTCAAAGCGTCAGAAGTGTTGCAGTTAGCGTTAACAGGCGGTAAAGGGTTGCATGGTACACCTTGTAGCCATTGAGCACTTTGGCCAATACCGCTTGGTATAATAACCATCCCAGTACATCCTTTAGGGTACTTGTTATATATTTCCTTGACTCTGAATGTCGAAACAACGCCATAATTCTTCACCCACCGTTCTCTTGCGACGATCATGGTGTCATTCGGATAAATGACAAAATTACCCTGGTCCATTGGCGAGCCGCAGTTGTTAGGGTTACCCTCGGTAGTGCTCGTTTTTACACATGGGTAAATCCAGCAGTGCTGAGCGGCAATACATATGACTTGCGAGCTGTTTTCAGCAGGCCACGTAACTTTTGAGTAGGTGATGGTGTTCCAATTATCTTGCAATGTATGGCTTTCTATAAAAGGAGCGCTGTTGCAGCTTAGAGAAATAAGCAGGAGAGAAAGGCAGTAATATTTCAGCATTGGCGCTATAAACCCCTATCGGATTTTTGAGTAAGGCATGTGTAGACTTGCCTGGTAGGTGTCTTTGTTTAAGTATATTGCGTATGTCTTTAAATTCAGGTTGGCTTTAATTTTCGAGTGTATATCTACTATTTTAGAAGTTAAATATGTAAGAAGTGCAGGCTTTGAATTTTTAAGCCGAAATATAGTATACACAAAAAATTTTAGATGGTGGCGCAGCTGTAAAGATCAAGTTTAATCCGTTCGAGCTCAAGATCTTTCTTGTGTGCTGGGCGGGGTGTGGGAGATTTCGCTCCAAGTCGGGTGACATATAATAACCCTTCTGGCAGATTTCAAAGGAAGGCTGTCTTTTTGGTGCCTGCGATATGGCTACCGCAAATTCGGCGGGTAAATATGAGATCGCCAGTTATCCTGAGGGCATATCCGCGAAAGCATTCCTGAGTTATTGCACATCGATTTTGCGTCCACATATTCATCGGGTCGCTCTGATGAACCCAGGCTAAAGCCAGCAAAGAATCTTGTTCTGGAAAAAATTGTCTAATACTACCTTGACCTACTTAGCATTCATTGGGTGAAACACGGGCGAATTCACCCAAGAGTTAGACAGTGAATCGCTGTAGGCCACGTAATACATGGCTTTCGCGCTGTTCAAGACCATACTGCTGCAGTAGTGGGGTGAGGGGTTTTAAATTGGGCTGATCAGCTCCGACCCTTTGTTCCGCACGTTGCCCGCGGCCGTCTTGACTTTGAACCACTCGAAAGCCTCGGACTGTTCGCCCTGGTGTAGCACAATCTGCTCGGCACGCTCCTTGGGCGTGGCCGGGTCCAGCCATTCCCTGGCCAGTTCGGGCGTCAGCACCACGGGCCGTCGGTCGTGAATGTCCACCATGCCGCCGGCGCTGTCGGCGGTGATGATCACAAAGCCGTCATGCTCGCCTTGGCCTTCATCTGCGTCGGGTAGCTGGCCTATGGCCGCGCACAGCACTGGCGCGCCATCCCGCCTGCGGATCAGGTAGGGCTGTTTCTTTGGCCTGCCTTCATCAACCCATTCAAACCAGTTGTCCACGGGCGTGATTGCTCGGTGTGGCCAGATCGCCCGGAAGAATGGGCCGTGGGCCACTTTCTCGACTCGAGCGTTTATCGCCGCGGCACGGTCCTTGGCCCAGTGCGGCCGCCAACCCCACCGCACCAGGTCTGCGTGCAGCGTTTCATCCTGCTGGTGGAGCAGGGCGACCTGGGTGGTTGGTGCTACGTTGTACCGCTCAAGCGGTGCCTCACCCACTGAGTTTGCCAGGGCGTTGGGCATGCTCAGTACCGCAACGAAGTCATGAATTCCGCTGTACTGTGAAAGTCTTCCGCACATCGGCAAGCCCTCTGTAGAAACTTCAGCTTAGATCACTCGGCAAAATCTTCATCGGGGGGGCTTCCCCAGGCCCCGTTTGTAGCCCGCGCAAGCGCCCATTCAAGTGAGTTGAGCTTGCTTGTGACAAAGCTCAGGTCAGTTTTGCAACTAGCAAGAGCGCTATCGGAGGCCTTGAGCTCTGTCCGAAGCTTGTCGCGTTCGATAGACAGCTCAGCGTGCATTCGCACCAGGCCGTAGATGTCCTCTCGGGCTTTGCGAAGCAGCAGGTGCAGTTCCTGAATCTCGTTCTCCAGGAGCAGGGCGTGTTGCTTGTGCATTTCTAAAGGCGTAGGGCATCCAAGCCACTTGCAGGTGTCTTCGTCGATGTTCATGGAGGGGTAATCCGAAGCTGTATATATGTACAGTAATCGAGATTTGTGCGGACTGAGGTTGCGAGGCGACGAACTGCAGGTGTTCCCGACGATCAGTTAGGGAGCATTGAGAACGGCCAGGGTCAGCTTGATGAACTCTTCGTTCCGGTCGATGGCGTCCAACGCGCCGCGAACGTTGTCGCGATTTCGGTGCCGCCTTGCTGCTCAACCCAGTTCGTAAGCTCCATGATGGCCGCCTCAAGGGCGAGTTGGTTCTCGTTGATTTTGGACAGCAGGGAAGGGAGCAGGTCAGAGTTCGGCATCGGTGTTCCTCCTTGGAGTGAACAGCGTAGCAGTTGGGTTGCTTGGCGGTGGATTGTGAGCTGTCGGCAGGACGCCGGGGGAGGGGCAAATCAGTTCCCAAATAAAGAAGATAGACCGCATTCTACGCGGTCTCCAGAGGGGGTTTTTTGTGTTGGTTTCGGAAGTAAATATCTCTACAGGTCACAGCCCGCTTACGTTTCCCGGTCGGATTGCAAATCCGCCTACGCCGGTTCGATTCCGACCTCGGCCTCCACTATAAAAAGCCCGTAGATCAATGATCTACGGGCTTTTTTCTTGCCTGAAATTTGTCAGGTGTTCCGCAGCTTTTGGAATGTGTTCCGCAACCCCCCCCCCTCCTTATTTCGTGGGTTTTACGATCTCTCCGACACGTCGGTAGACCTTCTTGGTGATCTCTTCGGAAGAGTGGCTGAGCAGTCTTTTTCCGTGTACCTGTACTATCTATCTGACGGCTTTTGTTGAAGTTACTGGAAGTAGGTTGCTAGGGTGCTATCGTTACCCGCAGCAGTTCTTTCTAGTCTCGTTCCGGCGATTGTGCTGTATCTGGATGACTGGATATTTACTCTGCTAAACGCTGCTGCTTCCTCTGGAATGTCATGGTGTGGTGCCAAGTGCCGTCGTGGCAAGCAGAGCTTGATTTTTTGAGTGTACAAAACACTTGATTCGTCTATGGCTGTGATCAAGTGGTAATGTCTCTGGTTATCTGTAGGTGAGGGGTGGAGCAAGTTGTATTTATGAAAGTAGAAAAAATCATTGCATTGAGTGTTTAGGTTGATATAAGTTGTTGGAGAAAATAGCTTGTTTTATGGTGTGCGTTCTGAGAGTAAGTTTTAATTTTGCTCTTGAAAAGTCATAGAGTGAAAGGCTTATGAAGAAAGAAGCGTTTCTTTTAATGTCAGGGTTAGTTCTCAAACAGCCTTGGCTAGTATCTAAGCTTGAAGATCTTTATGAGATTTTATATTCCGAATGCTCTGAGGATGCTTCTAGAGATTTGATTTGCGAGTTGTTAGATAGGTTTCTTTATGTTGATACTGCTATGCATCATGCGCATATGGTAGAGCTGGCTCTTGAGATTGTTTCAGAGCCCGGCATAGATGATGCAAGTACGCAGGTGGTGGCGATGTGTGCAGATTGGAACGCGGATAGTTCACTGGAGATTCTTTATAATCTTAAGCCGCTAATGGAGGGGCATGGCTGGAGGCAATACTCTCTTGTTAACCGCTATTCTCATGCGTTGAAGACATACAATTCAAAGAAGCAAAAAAATATTATTCTTGTAGATGACTTTGTTGGGTCTGGTCAAACAGTGCTTGGTCGTATTAAAACAATTAAAGCTCAGTTTGAAGGCTCTGGCATCGCTGATTATAATATTATGGTTAAGGTGTTGGCTTCTACTCAGGCTGGATTTGATAGAGTTGTTGGGGAAGGGGTTAAAATTACAACTCAAAAAATAATAAAAAAAGGTATTGATGATTTCTATGATTCTTTGACTGCGGCTGAGCATAGAAAGCGAATGCTGGCTATAGAGGAGTTACTTTCTCCCGAGTATATGGCTGGAGAGAAACTCAGGAAATTGCCAAGTATGGGGTACAATGAGGCACAAGCAACCTATTGTCGAGAGAATTCTAATACCCCTAATAGTGTGTTTCCTGTGTTCTGGTGGCCGTTCAAAGTTGATGGCAGTGAACGAAAAATTGTTTTGACTCGAGCTATGGGGGATGCATAAATATGGAAAATGTTTATGCACATCATTTGGTGCTGACGGATTTACAGATACTTCGTATTCTTTTGTTCTCTTCGGGTGCTCTTGACTCTTTTACAATATTTAAGCGAAGTAAATTTGGTTTGAGTTTGTTTTTTGAGCGATATTCAAAGCTCTTGAGTGCCTCTCTGATAGTCGAGGTAGAGGGGGTGGCGAGACTTACACCGGCTGGCAGGGAGTTAATAGAAAATAATTTGCCTCGGATGAATAGTTCAAAAAAACAATGGCGTGAAGTCCCTTCTAGATTCATGGGGGCGCACTTATCGGGTGATGGGTTCTATATTCCAAATCGAGAGTTGTTAAGCAAAAATATCTTTCCGGATTGATTTTTTTATGTATAATTATCATCGCCTACAGAGGCTAGTACGTAGGAGTGTAGTCGCTCCCCGGGTCAGGTTTCTGATAACCAAGAATCATGCGTCCAGCGGTGAAGCGTGCTGAACGCATGATGCTTTCAAAACGCTTCGCGTTTTGACGCAGTAATCTCCAGCAAGAATTGCGCTTCGCGCAATTATCACTGGAGATTATCTGGCCATGCTAAAGTATAGAAGGTAGCCTCTGTAGGTTTTTATGACTAAATCCGTTAAAGATTGGCTCAAACATTTTGAGCGGCGTGGTATTTCACGTGATCTGGTAGAGTCTTATCTGCCATATATAAAGAAGCTAAATCAAACTTCTTCTCCAGTAATATTCGAATTTGAACATCTTTCGCTTTTAATTGGTGTTGATCAGCACGAGTTGCGCAAGATGGTTAACGCTCCTCATGCGTTTTATCATTCATTTCAAATAAAGAAGCGCTCTGGTGGTATGCGTAAAATTCACGCACCATACCCTTCTATGCTTATGTGTCAAGATTGGATATATAAGAACGTTTTAATTAATAAGCCTGTGCATTCTGCTGCGCATGGTTTTGTACCAGGACGGTCAATTTTTACTAATGCATCCGTGCATTTAGGCTCAAAGTGCTTAATGAAGATGGATTTAAAGGACTTTTTCCCATCTGTTCCAATAAACTGGGTTATCAATTATTTTTTAAGTCTCGGTTATGCAGATAATGTCTCGTTTTATTTGGGGGCTCTTTGCTGTTGTGAAGGGAGATTAGTTCAAGGCTCTGCAACTAGTCCTTATCTTACGAATATATTGTTGAAAGGTTTGGATGAGCGGATTTCGTTACTTGCCAAGGCTTATGGCTTGAGGTTCACTAGGTATGCTGATGATCTAACCTTTTCTGGTAATTATATTCCTCACAAGTTGATAGGTGTAGTGAGTGAGATAATAGTTCAGTACGGTTTGCGTGTGAACGATAAAAAAACAAAGCTGCAGGTTGGAGCGAATCAAAAAATTGTCACCGGTTTGTCAGTGTCCGGTAATGCTCTAGCACTTCCTAGGAAGTTTAAGAGGGAATTGAAGATGGAGCTTCACTTTATTAAGAAATATGGTTATGTTTCTCACGCATCAAAAAAGAAAATACGTAATCCTTATTATATTGACTCAGTAATAGGTAAGCTGAATTTTTGGCTGCAGGTGGAGCCTGCAAATATGGAGGCTTTATCTGGATTGGAATTGATGAGAGGGATTCAACTGGGACATGTTTCGTCACTTCAGAGTCATGTTTGATATAGTGCATCTGAAAAGTTGGTTTGTAATAATAATGAATTGGTGTGATTTGGTTTCTTAAGATTTGTATTTTGTGATTTTTTGAATATTAATAACTATTCGCTTAAGTTTGTTTGATTGCTGTTGTGGCTCCCTCCTTATCCCCGAAGCTCAATGAGCTACGGGGAGGTGTGCTTGAAATTTTCCAGTTGTTTCGTATTCACCTCCTTATTTGGTGGGTTTTACGATCTCTCCGACGCGTCGATAGACCTTCTTGGTGATCTCCTCGGAAGAGTGGCCGAGCAGTCTGCTGGCATGCTCCAGGGCTATCTCACTGGCGGCTTTTGGCCGTATGTCACGAAACTGAAATTGTCGGATGCTCGTTGCCAGAGCGTTATCTCCATTGGCAGCTGCCTTGATAGCGGCCTTTTCCCGGGCTTCATCCCAGCGATTGCGCAGCATCTGCTGGCTCATGCGCAAGCCTGACGCGTTGGTGATGAGCACCGAGGTCTTGATGCGATTCATGGTGCGTCGTTCCTTTAGTTTCTCCAGGAAGACCGCCAGGTCTGATTGTTTGCCAGCGTCCTCCAGGAGAATTCGCAAGCGTTTCTCGGTCTTGCCCTGGCCAATCCGCAGAAAGCCCTCGCTCATGTCTGTGGTCGCAGCCTTCAGCACATCCGCGGGCCGCTGCCCCGTGAGGTATGCAAGATCCATGGCGTCTCTGAGCTCCTGCGCTGCCTGGGAATATACGGCGTCCCAGACGATATCGCCCGCGTAATAGTCCCTCGGTGTTTCCTTGTTGCGGCGCACACCAAAGCACGGGTTGGCCTTATCAGTCATGCCCCATTCTCTGGCGATGGTGAATACGTGGGAGAGCAGGGCAATTTCCCGATTGGCCCTCACCTTGGCGGTGCGGGCGTCGCGGTACTGAGCCACGATCTGAGGCGTGATCGCATCGATGGGAGCAGTTTCGAAGGCTTTGCGCAATTGCTTGAGCTCCTTGAGGTTGTCGCTTTGAGTCCGTGGCTTTTTTCCGGGGATGATTTTCGCTTCGTACTTGTCGAAGAGAGCTCCCATCAGGTGTGCAGGTTTCGGCGGCGCAGTGCGCTCTAGCCTGGCCCATTCGATCCTTGCCTCATCGAGGTCGCTACCCAGTGGGATCTCGACGCGCTTGCCATCGGCATTGCGCCCGCAGTAGTAGTACCCGATCTGATAGCCCGTAATGGCTACGAGCTCCTCCTGGTTGAGTGTTTCGCTTGGCAGCGCGACAGATTCGATAGACCCTGTTCTTTTACTCATACCGGTAGCCGGCCCAGTAGAGCAGGGCGACGGTGAGTATCAGGCCAATCAGGGCAATGATCTGTATGTGGGTCATGTGGTGTGCTCCGGTGGGTTTGGCTGGTGGTGGCAGCCGTTGGGTTATTGGTCGTGCTCGTTGGTGTCGTGCTGTTGCTTGGCGTGTTCTTCATCCGCCCGGTAGGCGCGGATGTCGATTAGTGCGGCAACGTGGCGGATGTGTGCGTACTTCGGCGCCTTGCGGCTGCTGTCCAGGGTGGTGATGGGCAGTTGAATGCGGCCGCTGCTGATCTCGGCGGCGAACGACTGTTCGTTGAGGTTGCGGAAGTACTGCACGCGGATCTTTTCCAGCGGGATCAGTACATCGCCGAAGGTGCGATACAGCAGCTCGACGGTGGCGGTTTCCGGTGCTGGCATCAGGCGCAGCGGGGTCTGGTTGGCGTTACTCATTGGCTTGCTGGCTCTCCATGCGCTGGCGGCGTTTCGGGTGGTTCCAGGTGATCAGGCAGTGGGCTTTGGTCAGCTCGCGCAGATGCTCGGGTACCTCAAGGAGCGCAGCGTTGCGCTCCTCTTTGGTCCGTAAGGCTATGATCTGGCGGGCGTACTCCCTAGGCCACGTCACGGCGATCTGCCGGGATAGCGGGCAGGGCGAGGCCCAGTTGCTCGGCGAGCCAGGGAATGCCGGTCTGTCGAACCCGCGTTGACTGGCTGTATTGCAGGCCCAGCTCCGGATGGAACCATTTGCCTTCTTTGGTTCCCAGGTACTCACGGTCGCGCATTGGATAGGCCGGCAGTCGCTCGGCGTTGAGCAAGCCTTTCTCTTGCATCAGGCCGATCAGTTGCGGTCGTGTGATGCCGAAGTACCGGGCCGTTTCCTTGAGGTTGCGATCCATGGTGGCCTCCTAAGCAGCGTGCGCGGCGGGAGTCGCCAGCGCTGCCAAGTGAAGGATGGATTCGCAGACATCCTGGTACATCTGCACGTCGCTGCCCGAGACGGTGAAGCACTTGGTCCGTGGGCTTTTGATGCCGATGATCAGGATAACGGTGATGCCCTTGCGCAGAGATGCCGATCTGGTTAGTGATCGTCCTGGCCCTGGTGGGCGGCGTCTCCGGCGATATGTGGCGAGCAGGCAAGGAAGGGGCGCGAGGTTGGGCATTGGTTCGGCGTCTCGCGCTGCGGTCCGGTGCCTGCATCGCCTGCGGGATGGCGGCGATGATGTTGCTGATTGGTGCGGGTTTGTCGGTGTGGACGGCGGGCGCCTTTGGCTGTCTGACGGCGATGGCTGGGGCGGATGTTGCCATTGGCCTTTACGAGCGCTGGGCGGCGAAGAGATTGGATATGTGAGTTGTATAGTCTGAATTCGTCGTTTTAGGGAGGAGTAAGTAAACCGCCCAAAAGCAGCGCTAATGGGCGGTGATACCTTTAGGCGCAACAGCAGCGATAGCAATAGAAAACACCAACCCCCATGGGACCGACCTCGAACTCATATTTTTTGCCCGCAGGAATATACATCCAGTCCCCACTAGTCAGTTCTTGTCCTTTAAAAAGGATAGACCCGAACATGATGACTCGTAGTCCCGCGCCTTCGTCATGAGAGTGAAGTGGTACAACAGTGTTTGGAGCACCAAAGGACATGTATGTCTGAGTCGGTCCATCAAATATTACCGGTAACTGGAACTTACTGAATCCTCCAGGAATATTTTTTACCGTAAGGTTTCCGATGGTTTTTTTTACGGCAGTGTCTTTAGAAGTAACAATGTCTTTTGCTAAATCTAGTCCAGAAGCTTTGCAGGCCGCTTCTACACGTTGGACACCTTGAGCGAAGGTCATTGTGTTTGGTTGGAATGCCATAACTTTATTCCCTTTAAAGTTTGAGCGGCTAATGGTGTGGGGGTACAGGCTCTTATGCCGCTATATAAGAGCATTTATTACGGAGTTTTGTTCTGGCTTGCTTTGAACTTGAGTGATACCGGTTTTACTAGGGTTTTATTTTTTATCTGAGTGCAGTGTTTAACTATTAGTCGCCTGCTGTCTAAGTGATCGTAGCGTAGTTATGGGATGGCAATGCGCTATTGCGAAGTAGCAGCTTTTATTTTTATGCGACTTCGGAATATCCGGGGCGAGGACTTTCGAGGGGTTGATTGAATGCAAGGTAGTGAAGCTGCGTAACATATATGAAAGTCAGGTGCACTTTTCGTATTTCTGAAGGCCTCTCTGTAGGCCGCTGCCTACACGAGTAGGCGAACTCGGCGAGCGGCGAAGCGGATCGGGGTGTGCAAGGTGCCGCCTGTCACTGAGGAGCAGGGTTGATGCGCTAGAGGCCACGTAATACGTGGCTTTCAGGTTTTTGCACCGGTTTGGGGCGCGAAAAAACTGCCGGGGACCCTGGGAGCATCCCGAGGACACGGGGTCGGGGACTCGCGGGAAAGTGTTAGCGGCAGGGTTGGCAGCTTACTGAAATTCAATCCATTGAAATTGAAAGGTTTCCATTGAAAAGTCGCTGAAAAAGGAGGGCTCATGACAGAACCAACCTACCTGTCAAAGAGCGCCTTCGCGGCTCACATCGGCAGGTCGCTCAGTTACATCACCTGGCTGAAAGACAACAACCGCCTGGTACTTTCACCCGATGGCAAAAAGGTCGACGTCCTAGCCACCGATGCCCTCATTGCCGAAACCGCTGACCCGAGCAAGGCCGCTGTTGCGGCTCGCCATCAACAGGATCGGATTCAGCGCGACGTTCACAGCCAAATTACCCCCCTTGCCGCGCCGACTAACACGGCTGCGCCGCAGCCGCTGGGTATTGCTCAAGGCAAGCTGCCAGATTTTCAGAAGGCTCGTGCGCACCGTGAGTACTTCCTGGCCCAGTTGGCAGAGGCTGAGTTTCACAAAGTCCAAGGGTCAATGGTGGAGATCACCGCAGTTCAGTCCGGGGCTTACAACGCCGGCCGCATGCTGCGCGACACGCTGCTGGGGATGCCTCCGCAACTGGCGCCGGAACTGGCTGCTATGACCGATCCCTGGGAGATCGAAAGGCACCTCACGGCAGCTTTGCGCACACGGCTGGAAGAGGCCAGCCGTATGTCTTCGGAGGAATTTGGCCACACCTTGGATACTAATATGGCGGTCCTTGATCAGATCAATGGCCGGTGGGGTAGGGGAACGCTTCGATCAGCCAGCGTCACTCGGAGTTCCATTTTGGAGCTGGCGAGTCCTCGATCATCCGAATGATCAGTCAGATCGAGCAAGCTCCCCCAAACTCCCTAATCATCATTGAAGAAATTGAGAACGGTCTTCATCCTATCGCTACACGCCGCATAGTCGAATACCTGATTGATGTTGCTGAGCGTAAATCCGTGCAAACAGTGTTCACAACGCACAGTGACTATGCTCTTTCCCCTTTGCCTAATGAGGCAATTTGGGCGTGCATTTCTGGCAAGCTTAAGCAGGGGAAACTATCGGTTCAGGCTTTGGGAGCTGTATCAGGCCGGGTTGATAAAAAGCTCGCCGTTTTTGTTGAGGATGACTTTGCAAAAAATTGGGTTGAAGCAATCCTTCGAGAAAAGCTAGGTGCCGAATTCGAGCAAGTAGAAATCCATGCAGTTGCTGGGGACGGCACGGCCGTCAGCACGCACAAAGGCTATGTTCGTAACCCTGCAATTTCTTTCAAGTCGCTTTGCATTATAGATGGAGACTCTGAGCAAAAAGGGGATGGCGTGCTCGAAAGTGGCATTATCCGGTTGCCTGGTGATCAACCTGAGATAAGTGTTTACGACAATATTTTAGCTAACATCAAACGAGATATTGCGGTTCTGACAGTATCCTGTCAGCACCCACCAGAAGCGCAAACGGAAGTTCGATCAGCCATGGAGGAGGTTGTTAGAACCAATAGAGATCCCCACTTGCTCTACGTCCAATTGGGGCTAAAGATTGGTTTTGTATCTGAAGTTATTGTCCGGGGGGCATTCTTCGCGCTTTGGGTGAGAAATAATCCTGATTTCTGCAACGCCTTGGCCGCACGAGTACATGCTTTAATTCAAGAGCCCGACGGCGAATAG